GCCAAGCGAATCAGACAAAGAACTGATTGCTTTTGTGGTTGACCACTGTGAGCGGTGGCGCAACTATCGTGATACCAACTTCCTTGAGGCATGGTTGGAATACGAGCGTATCTTCCGTGGTGAATTCGCTGAGTCTGACCGCACCCGTGGCTCTGAGCGTAGCCAAGTTATCACCCCTGGCACACAGCAGGCTGTGGAGACTCGTCACGCTGAGATCATGGAAGCTATCTTTGGTCAGGGCGACTTCTTTGACATTGAGGATGACGTTCAGGACGTAGACGGTTCTCCTATTGATGTGATGAAGATCAAAGAGCAACTGGCTGAAGACTTCAAAAAAGACAAGATCCGTAAAGCTATCGACCAGATCGAACTCATGGCTGAGATCTACGGTACTGGTATCGGTGAGATCGTTGTTAAGTCTGAGAAAGAATATATCCCCGCTACGCAGGCCATCCCTGGTGTGACTGGTCAAGCAGCCATCGGTGTGCTGGAAAAAGACCGTATCGCTGTTAAGATCATGCCTGTGAACCCTAAGAACTTCTTGTTTGATCCTAACGGTACAAGCATCGAAGACTGTATGGGTGTTGCCGTGGAGAAGTTTGTCTCTATCCACAAGATCGTGGAAGGCATGGAGAAGGGTATCTATCGCAAGGTAGACATCAACATGGATCCCGATGACGAGGATCTTGACCCCACCCAAGAGATGACTCAGTTCAAGGACGAGAAGGTTCGTCTATTGACCTATTATGGTCTGGTTCCCCGTGAATACTTGGAGCAACTGGATGAAGAAGAAGGTGTGGTTGAGCTGTTCCCTGAAGGTTCAGTGGCTGAAGACTATTCTGACCTCGTAGAAGCCATCATCGTGATTGCTAACGATGGTATGCTGCTCAAAGCAGAAGCTAATCCTTACATGATGAAGGATCGCCCTATCGTAGCCTATCAGGATGACACTGTTCCTAACCGTTTGCTCGGTCGTGGCACGGTTGAGAAGGCTTACAATATGCAGAAGGCCGCTGACGCACAGATCCGTAGCCATCTGGACTCTTTGGCATTGACAACCTCGCCTATGATCGCTATGGATGCAACTCGTTTGCCTCGCGGTGCTAAGTTTGAGGTAAAACCAGGTAAGGCATTGCTTACTAATGGCTCTCCTTCCGAGATTCTGTACCCATTTAAGTTCGGTAACACTGATCCTGGCAACCTCCAGACCGCTCAAGTGTTCCAGCAACTGCTTTTGCAGGCCACTGGTACGCTCGACAGCAACGGTATGGTGTCTCAGGTGGCTCGTGATGCCTCTTCTGGTGGTATTTCGATGGCTGTGGCCTCGATTATCAAAAAATACAAGCGTACTTTGACCAATTTCCAAGAAGATTTCTTGGTTCCGTTCATCAAAAAGGCCGCATTCCGCTATATGCAGTTCGATCCTGAGCGTTATCCCTCGGTTGATTTGAACTTCATCCCCACTGCTACCCTTGGTATCATTGCTCGTGAATATGAACAACAGCAGTTTATTGCTTTATTACAGACTTTAGGCCCAAATACACCTGTATTGCCTTTGATTATGAAGGGTATTGTGGCTAATAGTAGTCTGTCTAATCGTGCAGAATTGATGCAATCTTTGGAGCAAATGAGTCAGCCTAACCCGCAAGCTCAACAGGCTCAGATGATGCAGCAACAACTGGCATTGCAGGCCGCTCAAGCACAGATTGCAGTGCAAACCTCACAGGCAGAACAGAATCGTGCTGAGGCTACTAAGACCATGATTGAGGCTCAGTTGCTGCCTGAGCAGGCTAAGGTAGACCTGATTGCTGCAACAACTAAGAATCTGCCTAACAATGACGATCAGGCTTCACGAGAGTTCGACCGTCGAGTAAAGATTGCAGAACTGATGCTCAAAGAGAAAGATATTGAGAATAAATTAAAGGTTGTTGAACTACAAACCTCTAATAAACAACAATAACTATTGACAAATTAGTAAATTTTTGATAAGCTCTTCGTTTATTAACAAGGGGTTCTCCAAATGGATAAAGAACTACAGACATGGTATGAAAATCAGTTTGACTTAATGGCTCGTCCAGGGTGGTCAGACTTGATGGAGAAGTTTTCTGAGATAAAAGCTTCAACCAGTGATATATCAACTGTCCAAGACGCTCAACAATTACACTTTCGTCAGGGACAACTAGATATTATTACGTGGCTTTTAAATTGGAAGAGCACGTGTGAGAAAGTTTACGAGGATCTTCAGAATGACTAAACGCATTTATGAATTTGTTTGTAAGAATGACCACATTAATGAGATCTATGTGGATTCCGCTGTCAGAACAGTAAACTGTCAAGTCTGTTCACAAGACGCAGAACGCATGATCTCTAGTCCTGCGATTAAGCTTGAAGGATGGTCAGGGAGTTTCCCTGGTGCGGCTAATAAATTTGACCGTATACATCGTGAAAAGCTCAAAGCAGAACAAAAGGCGAACTCATAAACACACAGGTGTCGGGTTCATTTAATTATCCTAAAACCCGTAGAGGGCAGGAAAAGGAATTAGTATGTTGATTGATGACGATAACGAGACTCTTAGCGAGTTTGAAGCGGTACAACAAAAGCAAGCTGAAGATACAACATCCTCAGAGATTCCAGATAAATACCGGAACAAATCTTTAGATGATATTATCAAAATGCATCAAGAGGCTGAAAAGCTGATTGGTCGGCAGGCTCAGGAAGTAGGAGAAATCCGAAAACTTACCGATGAACTGATTAAGAATAACCTTAAATCTACTCCTCAAGATACTCAAGTAGAAGCTGAAGTTGATTTCTTTGAGAATCCTCAGAAAGCTATTCAAAAGACAGTTGAATCTCATCCTGATGTTCTTGCAGCACGTCAAACTGCTCAAGAATTTAAGAAAATGCAGATCCAGCAAAAACTAGCTCAATCACACCCTGACTTTACTGAAGTTGTGAACGATCCTGGTTTTGCAGAGTGGGTCAAAGGTTCTAGTGTACGTATTGGCCTCTATGCCAAAGCAGACACTCAGTATGATTTTGACGCTGCCAATGAATTACTTTCTACCTACAAAGAACTTCGTGGTGTTAAGGCTAAGAAAACGGAAGAAGCTGGAGAAGCCACCCGTAAACAGAACCTTAAAGCTGCTGGTGTTGATGTAGGCGGGACAGGGGAAGCATCTAAAAAGATCTACAGGCGTGCTGACCTTATTCGGCTCAAAATGACTGATCCTCAGCGTTATGAAATGCTTTCAGATGAAATCATGCAAGCATACGCCGAGAATCGTGTGAAATAATCTACAATTTTTGGAGTAATTAAATGGCAACCGCATTTTCCCCAGCAAATAATACGACTGTAACCACCGCAGCTAATTTCATCCCTGAAATTTGGTCTGATGAAATCGTTGCAGCATACAAGAAAAACCTCGTTCTGGCTAACGTAGTTAAGCGCATGAACTTCAAGGGCAAGAAAGGTGACACCGTTCACATTCCCGCTCCTACCCGTGGCTCTGCTTCGCTCAAAGGCGCTACTAACGCTGTGACTTTGATCGTGAACACCGAGGGTGAAGTTCAAGTGTCTATCAACAAGCACTATGAATACAGCCGTCTGATCGAGGACATCGTGCAAGTGCAAGCTCTGAACAGCCTGCGTGGTTTCTACACTGAAGACGCTGGCTACGCTCTGGCTCGTCAAGTGGACACCGATCTGGTTCGTTTGGGTCGTGCATTCAACGGCGCTACTGTCGGTACTAACGACTACGCTACTAGCAACACCTCTACCAAAGCTTACATCGGTTCCGATGGTACTACTGCTTATAACAGCACTAGCTCCAACGCCGCTGCTTTGACTGATGCTGCTATCCGTCGCACCATTCAGCGTCTGGACGACAACGACATTCCTATGGACGGTCGCTTCTTCCTGATCCCTCCTTCGAGCCGCAACACCTTGATGGGCCTGGCACGTTACACTGAGCAAGCCTTCGTGGGTGAAGTCGGTGCTAACAACACCATCCGCAACGGTGAAGTGGGTAACCTGTACGGTATGCCCGTGTTTGTTAGCTCGAATGCTGACTTCGGTGCTGGTAACTCTGGCGCTGACCGTATCGCTCTGATGGGCCACCGTGATTCGATGGTTCTGGTTGAGCAACAAGGCATCCGTGCCCAGACTCAGTACAAACAGGAATACCTGGGTACTTTGTTCACCTCGGATACCATCTACGGTGTGCAAGCTCTGCGTACCTCGGCTTCGGCTGGCGCTGCTACCTCTAGCGCAGCTTACGCTCTGGCTGTTCCGGCCTAATTGAAGTAACTCCCCTGCTCAAAAGGCGGGGGAGTCTTCTTTGGAGATTATTATGGCAGTATATCGTTGTTTGCAAAGTGGTAACACTGTTGAATTCACACTTCCTCAAGACATTGAATCAATGAAGGGACATGAAGGCTATGTTCGTATTGATGTAGAAGAGGTTGTAAACGAAGATAAGACTAACCCCATTCGTTTTAATCCTGTTGTAGCTAAGCCTAAGCAGGGTCGCCCAAGGAAATCTGCAAATGTCTGACATTGACCCACGAGAGTTTGGTAAGCTAGAGGCACAAGTTGAAGCACTTCAGACAGAGGTGCATAACCTTGCTAAAGATGTTAAATGTTTGCTAGAGCTTGCTAATCGCTCTAAGGGTGGGTTCTGGATGGGTATGACCATTGCCTCCGCTGTAGGGGGCTTTGCCACATTTATTCTTGATAAGGTGCTGATGCGATGAATGAAGGACTTCTTTCCGGTAAGGTGTGTCCTGTAGCTACGCAAGACATTCAGGTAAACCTTAAGAATCGTAACAATGCTTTCAAAGAGTTTGGTTATGGTCCTCCTGACCCTTCGTTGCCTAACGATGTGTTCTGGATCAAGAAAGCAAAGATGTATAACGCACCCACAGATGCAGTCAAAGAGATGCGTTGTGGTAACTGTGCTGCATTTATTCAAACCCCTTCCATGCTTGAGTGCATCAAGACTGGCATTGAAGGCGGTGACGAAGTAAAAAATCAATTAGCGTATGAGGATCAATTCATGGAGGCTGCTAACTTAGGCTTCTGTGAACTCTTTCATTTTGTTTGTGCTGGCTCCCGCACTTGCGATGCGTGGAAGTCCGGTGGTCCCATTACTGAGGAATAATCATGGCTGTTAATGCTGCTGGTGAACTGGTTGGAATGTTGTTTAGTGCTCGTAACATTGCACACACTATCCACCTCAAGACTACCTCTTTTGCAGAGCACAAGACTCTGGAAGAATTCTACTCAGGTATTATTCCCTTGGCTGATAACTTTGCACAGCAGTACATGGGACGTTATAACATCCGTCTAGAGATTCCTATTGTGCCTAATAAATACAAAGGCACTATCTCTGAGGTTCTGCGTTCTCAGATGGAGTGGATTGAAAGCAATCGACAAAGTATTGCCCCTCGTACTGAGACTTCTTTGCACAATGTTGTTGATGAGATCGTTGGTCTGTATCAGAACATTCTGTATCAACTCACACTTAAGTAAGGATTTACCATGAAGAAACCTACAATGGCTGACAAGAAGATGGGCAAAGTTATGACTGAGTACAAAGAAGGTAAGCTTCACTCAGGTAGCAAGAAAGGCCCAATGGTAACTTCCCGTAAGCAAGCTGTGGCAATTGCTCTTAGCGAAGCTGGTAAAGCAAAGAAACGTAAGTAATCATGGCTCTTTCAACTTATTTAGGCATTGTTAACGAGGTTCTTGCTCGATTGCGGGAACCTGCTGTTAGCACTGTTACTGAAACAAATTTCTCATCTTTGGTGGGTAAGTTTGTTAATGATGCTAAGCGTCAAATTGCTGATGCTTATGACTGGGATGCGTTTAATACCGCAGTAACAGTTGCTGCTGTCCCTGGACAAGTGGGAAGCTATAGTCTTACTAATGCTGGTCGTCGGTTTAAGATTATGGATGTTATCAACACAACAAACTATTATCAGTTGACACCACTATCTCATACAGATCATGACAACTTTTACTATACCATTCCCACTCCCATTAGAGCACTCCCTATGTATTACACCATGCAAGGTGTTGATAGCAACGGAGATACTCAAATTAAGTTCTGGCCTGTACCTGATAATTCGTACAACATTCGGTTTAGTCTGATTGTTCCTGAAGAAGACTTCTCTGCTGATACAGACACGACCAAACTTGCTAAAGAGCCTATTGTTTTGAATGCTTATGCTCGTGCTTTGGTGGAGCGTGGTGAAGACGGTGGCCTGAACAGTTCTGAGGCTTTTGCTTTGGCAAGGGCTTCCATGTCTGACTTGATTGCTTTGGAACTGGCACGTTCTCCTGAAAACGATTCTTTTGAGGCAGTATAATGGCCCAAGCACTTCAGCCGTATTCGATCACAGCCCCAGGATTCTATGGTTTAAATACTCAAGATAGTTCTATGGATCTATCTAGTGGCTTTGCTTTGACTGCCACTAACTGTATTATTGACCAATATGGTCGTGTAGGTTCTCGTAAAGGTTGGACTAAACTCAATACCTCTTTGAACACTGATCTCGGTACAAACGATATTAAGTGTATCACTGAGTTAGTAGCTAATGACGGTACATCGTATGTTTTGATGGCTGGCGATGGTAAATTATTTAAACTCAACGGTGGTACGCTAGTTACCTTGGCTTATGGTGGTGGAGGTACTGCCCCTACAATTACTGATGCTAACTGGCAGGCTGCTTTCATCAACGGTTATGCTGTTTTCTACCAGCTAGGCCATGATCCTCTTATCTTTGATCCTGCTACATCCACAACTCAATATCGACGGATTAGCGAACATACAGGTTATTCAGGTACGATACAAAAGTCTGATTGCGTTATTGCTGCTTATGGACGTACTTGGAGTGCTAACACAACCACAGATAAGCAAACCGTTCAATGGTCAGACCTTAAGCAACCGTTTAAGTTCAATGGCGGTACTTCTGGCACACTGGATACGCATAGTGTCTGGCCTAAAGGCTCGGATACTGTAACAGCCCTGGCTGCTCATAATGGCTTTTTGTTCATCTTTGGTGTCAATAACATCCTAATCTATCAAGGTGCTACAGACCCTTCTACAATGAGCTTATATGATGTTGTAACAGGTATTGGCTGCATTGCACGAGACTCAGTGGCTAATACAGGTACAGACGTTATCTTCTTGTCTTCTACAGGTGTTCGTAGCCTGATGCGTACCATTCAAGAGAAGTCAGCACCTGTTAGAGACTTGTCTAAGAATGTCAGAACCGACTTACTGGCTATTGCTGAGATTGAAACCAAGTCATTGATTAAATCTGTTTATTCTCCTGTCGATGGTTTCTACCTTATTACTTTTCCTTCTCTGCCTGTTATTTATTGTTTTGATATGAAAGCTATGTTGCAGGACGGAGCAGCACGTGTTACAATGTGGGACTCTATCTCTCCTAAAAGCTTTTGTAGAAAATCAGATGGAACTCTTCTACTCGGTAAGCCAGGGTATTTAGGTCAATACGGCGGTTATCTTGATGATACTGCTACCTATCGCTTTCAGTACTATACAAACTATACAGACTTCGGCGCTCCTGCTGTTTCTTCTATCTTGAAGAAGATCATTGTATCAGTCGTGGGTGGTAATAATCAGCCTATCGTTATTAAATGGGGTTATGATTTTTCCAGTAAATATTACTCTTCTATTTCTAATATTCCTGCTCAAGGGGCTGCATATTATGGAGTTTCTGAGTATAATACACTGGCAGAGTATGCCGCAGGCCCAGCAATTCAACGACTAACTGCCTATCCAAGTGGGTTTGGTAAGACTGTACAAACAGGTTATGAAGCAGACATCAATGGCGCTGCTTTAAGTATTCAGAAAATTGAGATTTATGCCAAAAACGGTAAAATAGCATAAGGATTACCATGAGCAATTACACTAAAAGTACTAACTTTGCATCTAAAGATTCTTTACCTTCCGGTAATCCTTTAAAGATCATTAAAGGCACGGAAATCAACACAGAGTTTGATAACATTGCAACCGCTGTAGCTACCAAAGCTGATCTTAACAGCCCCACTCTTGTTACCCCTAACCTTGGCACTCCTAGTGCTGTTGTACTGACCAACGGTACTGGTCTTCCCCTTACCACTGGCGTTACTGGTACATTGCCTATCGCTAACGGCGGTACAGGCATTACCAGCCTCGGCACAGGTGTTCAAACCGCTCTCGGTCAGGCTGTAACGGGCTCTGGTAGCATTGTTTTATCTACCTCTCCTACACTAGTTACTCCTGCCTTGGGTACGCCCTCCTCGGCTACTCTGACTAATGCCACTGGCTTGCCTATCAGCACTGGTGTCTCTGGTCTGGGTACTGGTGTTGCTACTTTCTTAGGCACACCTTCTTCTGCTAACTTGGCAGCAGCAGTTACTGATGAGACTGGCTCTGGTTCTCTGGTGTTTGCTACTAGTCCTACTCTGGTGACTCCTATTTTGGGTACACCTCAGTCTGGTAACTTCAGCACTGGTACATTTACTTGGCCTACATTCAATCAGAACACTACAGGCACTGCAAGCAACGTCACAGGCACTGTAGCTATCGCTAATGGCGGCACTGGTCAGACTACTGCTAATGCAGCCTTCAATGCGCTTGCACCTAGTCAAACAGGTAACAGCGGCAAATACCTGACCACTGACGGTACTAACACCTCCTGGGCAACAAACCCCTTGGGCACAGTGACTTCAGTGGCTGCCAGTGTCCCTGGCTTCTTGTCTGTGTCTGGTAGTCCTATCACCTCTAGCGGTACGCTAGCGATCAGCTATTCAGGCACTGCTTTGCCCACTGCCAACGGTGGTACAGGACTCACATCCTTCACTGCAAACGGTGTTGTATACGCATCTTCTACAAGTGCGCTTGCTACTGGTTCTGCGCTGACGTTTGATGGGACAAACTTTGGTGTTGGTGGTAACGCAACTCAAACAGCCGCAGGAAGAACAGTTATTTCTGCAAATGGTTCTTCAACATCTTTGATGAATTTGAATGTTGCTGGAACTTCAAAAGCGTATTGGTTCTTTGACGGTTCAAATACAACTTTTGCAACAACGGCAGGTTATTTCACTCTTGATGTTGCTGGAACTGCTTCAATTTTTAATCTTGGCGGCTCCGAACAAATGCGCCTAACCTCAACAGGGCTGGTGGTTGGAACAACTACTGCGGCTGGTTCATCGCAAATCACAGCTTACGGCTCAATCAACGGTCAGATTGCTGTTCAGAACTCGACCAACTGGTCAAGGCTGCTTCAAAACTCTAGCGACCTGTACATTGATAACGGGGTTGGCGGCTCGGCTGGAAATATTATTTTCCGTAACAGTTCTAGCACCGTGGAACGGATGCGCCTCGACTCCAGCGGCAACTTAGGTATTGGTACAAGTTCGCCTGCTTATAAGTTGGATGTAACCGGAACATCAACCACGGCCTTAACAGCTTTTGGCATTACAAACAACTCATCTGCAAACAACACAACTAAAACTGTTGGCGCAGTGTTTCGTCTTGCAGATACAGTAGGTTTTGTCAAAGATGTTGCGTATTTAACTGCGTACCCTGACCAAGCAAACGCAGTTGGGGGTGGACTTACTTTTTCCACTAGAACAGCAGACGCAAATCCAACTGAAAAAATGCGCCTCGACTCCAGCGGCAACCTTGGATTAGGTGTTACTCCTAGTGCTTGGATTAGTACTGGCAGAGCAATTGATATTGCTGGGTTTGGTTCAGTTGCACAAACCTCTAGCGGTTCTTTGGCAAGTTCTTTTAACGCCTACCAAAATTCTGCTGGAAATTGGATTTACAAAACTACCAATGCTGCTTCGCAGTTTCAAGTTGGTAATGCGGGTAGTTCGGCTTTTGCTTGGTATCAAGCCCCCAGCGGCACAGCAGGTAATGCTATTACCTTCACACAAGCAATGACGCTTGATGCGAGTGGGAACCTTTTGGTGGGAGGAACATCGTTTTCTTCTTTTTATGACAGAACAATTTTGTCTTATG